AGTTCATGATACAGCGCGTATACGATGAATGCGTGAAGAGTGGACTTGACGTATACGTTCTTACTGACAGTGAAAATATTGCGGCACTCTTTAAAGAGAATGTCGTATGGGTAAGCGAAAAGAACTACGTGAATGGTACTGAACGCTGTGCAGATGCGATTCGTCATAAGATGTTTGACCCCTACGACAGCTTTATAAACGTACAGGGTGACATGCCTGACATTTCACAGGACATTATTCAAACAACTTTAAACAAATTGAAGTGGATTGATGACTACAGCGTGACCACAATGTACACTAATATGAAAAGGGACTTGCAAAACGATCCCAATAGTGTTAAAATGATTCTAGATTCGGATAATAGAGCATTGTGGTTTGGTCGAGGTATGAAATATGGAGAGCATCACTTGGGTATCTACGGGTATTCTCGCGATTCACTCACTCAGTATCCACAGTTGAAAATACCGAAAGAAGAAACTATTGAAGGCCTAGAACAACTACGTTGGTTGAAAGCTGGATATAATATTGGATGCATACACACAGAGTTTGATGGTATTGAGATAAATACATTAAACGATGCAATTGAGTGGAGACGAAAACATGGTCAAGTTCAGAATTTCGAAACCGCACAGTCGAGTGCTGCCATGCATCATTACCTAAGAGGTGATTTACCTAACTAAAGAGGTGGAGTATGACTATAGCAGGAAAGGTGTGGGGACAGACGGAACTAGTAGAAGCAAACGGAGCGCTTGAGTTTCATAGAATTGATATGAATAAGGGTGGTGTATGTTCTAAACATTTGCACGAATTTAAGTGGAACGGATTCTATGTAGAGTCTGGTACAATGCTCATTCGTATCTGGCAGAAAGACTATGACCTAGTAGATGAGACTATTCTTGCCGCAGGTGATTACTGTAAGGTGAAGCCAGGTGTATATCATCAGTTTGAATGTCTTGAGAGTGGAGTTGCATTTGAGTTGTATTGGGCAGAGTTCAATCACAATGATATCAAACGCGAATCAGTAGGACATGCATAAATGTGGTATCTACTGTTAACTTTGTATTTACCCTTGCAGGACAAGGAGATTATGTTTAGATTCGATGATTTTCGATCAAAAGCACCTTGTATACTCGCCAAGATAAAGTTAATGGAACATCACGCAAATTTACACAAACAAACAGGACGAAAGTCATTTATTACTAAAATTCAATGCAAGTCTGTTGAATTAGGTGAACATAACAAAGGAGAAACATGGACAGTTACGCAGGATTAATCGCATTTTCAGTAATGCTTGCAAGCATTGGTGTAGTAGGTATCGCAATATCAGGACTTATATGGGTATTGACACAAATCGCTAGTGATGGGGAGAAATAGTAATGAAACAACACGATGACCTTATAAAGAAGGAAATACCAAAGGAACTGATAGACCAATCAGCACACTTTGGAAGTTGTTTACTATTTACAATAATAGGAACAATCCCTATAGTCGGAGCTGTATTTTTAGTGTGGATGTGGGCGACCACTCGTGAGTACTACCAACACAAAAAGGATTACCTAGAACCTCATGAAAACTTCACCAATTTAAATTTCCTGAATCTAGATATGATATGGAGTTGGATAGGAATTGTGAGTGGAGTAGTGCTGAGTGGAGTCATCTGGTATTTTATTTTGACCAAAGTAATTAACTAATGTGGAGTATGAATTGGAAGCCATAGAGAGAAGCGCAAGCAAAGGCATTGAGGAACTGAATAGATTAGAATCAATGTTAGCAAAATTACTAGATCACAGAGAGTATCTAAATGTAAAGAATAAAGATATAATATTCATATCAGCTGATAAGAGAGTGGATAGCAGTGAGGTGGGAGTAAATGAATTAGATATCGAAGCAGTAACATTTGCAATTGATATTATAAGGGAGGTGAATGATGGGTATACAACGGTATGATGTAGACATCTACAATGAGAATCATCTAGTGGAACATGATGCAGGTGATTGGGTAAAGTATGAGGATCATGCAAAACAGATAGAAAAGTTACAATGTGCAGCCCGTGATCTTCTATTTGATGATGATAAAATGGTAGAAGACTATATCACCACACATATTACATGATGAAAAGAATTCTTCTAGCGGTTACATTATACATTCCTATGACCGCAGTCGCAGGAAACCCCTATGTAGAACTCAAGAATGTAGTTCCCTTTAGAGATTCATACTCACAGACAACAACGAGTCACCTACGACTCGGATATAAACTCAAGAACAATCTCTATGTAGAAGGCGGTGTAATGTCTCATGGTACTAGTTACGAAGCAGGATATAAGTTTAGTAGAGGAAACTGGTCGATTAAAGGCAAATGGGAAGGATTGAACTCTAATCAGAGGGACACATTCAATTCAAAATTACAGACAGAGATACGATTTACATTTGGAGATTAAGGTGATTGCGGAAGGAAAGTGGAGAATTGTGGTAAATAGTGGTATTCTTTTAAATGCTGAAATAAATGCCTAAAGGTGCTGTGGAGTATGGGTTAAAGTCTACGGCGCAACGGGATTTCTATTCCACACACACGGAGATACTATCGAGTATACCACAGCTTCGGCCAAATGTCAAGGCTTTTATTTAGCATTTATTTGGCGAAGTAGCCTTGACATACCCTGTCCAACGTGATATACTAGCTATGTTGAATCGAATAAGGGATACAGTAATGCAATTGATACAGAGTGAAATGAAGAACAAAGTTAATTTCCAGCTATGGTCATTCAAAGACCGATATCGCTTCGAGATACGAATAATAGAACAGGTCAATGGAGATGGATTGTCCTGTAATGCAGACCGAGAGAGTTTTCTAGAACTAGATGATATGGATCGCAAGGAAGCTGTGGATGCATTCAACGAGATAGTCTACGGTGCTTAAATGATAGCCTCTATACTTATCATTACCCTGCTCGGTTGGTGCGCTTACAGACTGCTTAGCGCACCTCTGAAGACGTTATTGTTTGTAGGGAAAGCTGCTGTTATACTGGTGCTAGGAATGTTAGTATGGTTATGTTTATTTGCACTGATGTTACCGTAAATAAATGTAAATAAAGCTTGACAATACTTGCCTCATCCTGTATACTGGTTGTATAGACAATAAGAAAGGAATTCAAATTATGGCTGCAGTAAAAGAATGGATGATGCGCTTACAAGATGCAGAAGAAGAGGGATTAGATGTAGTGATGAATAGACTACATGCGAACGGCGCTCTATGGGCTCCTCGTGTACATCCAGAGATTGCAATGAATGAAGTAGAGAGTTTCTACCCTGACCCTGCATATGTTTAATTTAGGAATAGTTGATAAGGAAGAAAGAATTATGAAATATAAATTTGAGAAAGAATACCAATTACAAAAAGGCGACACATTTGTCGATCAAGGTATTATATACGCTGTAGAAGAATACGAAAAGGGAGAACTATGGGGAGTCAGCAATAACGCTGAAGTAGAATTATTCATAGAAGATGACTTCGTGCCTGACGCTGCATTTCGGGGTAACGAACCTCTGTAAAAATAATACTTGACAAGCCTTGTATCACATGGTATAATGGCTACATAGAATGAGAGAGACTACTGGAGTGGGAAACGCCCACTAGACCTTAATCGTGGTACTGCAAGTCTTTCTCCCTTATCGGAACAGGGGTGTTGTTCCTACTATTGAAGAAAAGAGAGAAACCTCAGACTTTTAAAATGATTCAACAGGTTCGCTAAATCTTGCGGCAATAGGAATCGAGTCTTTTGTTTCTCTCTCCCCTTATAAGAATTTAATTGATGCACTAGTTATCAATACAACAGTTTGAAAGGAAACCATTAAGGTTGGTTGGCCCACGGTGAAAGTTCCACAATGGTTATGGTGTGGGGATGTAAGTTGGTTTCCTTTCAATTAGAACTCATGCGAAGTGGGGTTAAGCCCTTACACAGCTTCGCTGATACTCTCTCACTCGCGAGCTTAGGATTGATCACCTCGACCTTGAGTGAGAGGGGACGTTATTTAAAAGAGGGGCCCTTAGAAACTGGAATGGCTTTCCTAAACTATAAATGCAATAAGGTGTCTTTGAGTTATTTTCTAGCTGTATCAAAGAGGCCACCCCCTAAAACTGAGCGATGTTTGCTTACTTAACTGGTATATAATAATAAAGGAAAATTTATGTTCGTAGAAAAAGATGAAGTAACACACGAAGAATATGGTCATGGCAAAGTAACAAAGATTTTTGCGAATGGTGGCGACACTATCTACGGAGTAGATTTTGGAATGGAACATAATTTATTTGTATCACATAAAGACCTTCAACTAAAGGAGAACACATGAGTGAAAACCCATATGAAGTAAAACGAACATTACTCAAACGTGAGGTAGTACAATACTACGAGCAAAAAGATGAGAATGGCAACAGACAAATTTGCAAAGAGACAGAGACTACCACGAATGATGAAAACAATCCAACAATAGAAACAACAGTAGAGTATTATTAATTATGGCACTAAACAACATGTACAAGTGGAGTGGAACTTTTATGTTTCTAATCGCTGCACTCCTTCTCTCTTCTAACGTAGAGATATCTAAGTATGGTTATATTTTATTTTTATCAGGACATCTAACTCTCAGTTATTTCTTTTGGTTTAGAGTTCGAGATAATGCAATGTTTACTCACAACTTCTTTTTTATACTCATAGATTTCTGGGGTATATACAGATGGTTTATCGCATAAGGAAATATATGAAAGTATTGAAAGAAACAACTAAGTGGAATGGGGACTATCCTAATCACACATACATTCTCAATGACAAATCAATGCTTATTGGTTACATACCATTCTCGGAAACGAAACCCAGCTGGTTTAGTAAACCAATGACTTTCTATAAGTCTCGCAGAACATTCATTGAGCAATCCCCAGAGGAATACGCATGTCAGTGAAGTGGAGTTGGGTAACACGCAAAGAAGACAAACAAGCTTCATTGCGTATCGGCGAGGGAAAGTTCGAAGGTGTTGTCTATTCATACGGCAAGGTAGTTCTACCCGAAGAGAATGAAATAAATTCCAAAGGAGACTTGCCTTTTCGGTTCGAATATACTATACTAGATAATGCGAACATGAATAGGGAAGAATTCGGGAATGAGTTCTTTACAATCATTGGGGATATACTTGTGACTATTATTGAACAACAACTACAGGAAGAAAACCTTGAGTACAGATCAGACGATTGAACGAACTACGCTCTCAGAGCTAGTTGCAAATGAACAATATGCACGTAAGGTATTACCATTCATAAAGGGTGAATACTTTGCAGATAGAACAGAACGAATAGTATTCGAAGAAATACAAAAGTTTGTAGAAAGATATAACGCACTACCCACCAAGTCTACTCTGGAGATAGAGATAGACACACGCAGAGATTTAAACGAGAGTGATATTTCCAGCATACTGAATACAGTCAAGTCGTTGAAAGCAGACAAAGAAGTAAACTATGAATGGTTAGTCGAAACCACAGAGAAGTGGTGCAAAGATCGTGCGGTCTATAACGCAATCGTTGAGGGTATCTCAATCATAGACGGAAAGGATAAGGCGCGCAGCGCGGATTCCATTCCGAGTATACTCACAGATGCTCTCGCGGTAGGATTCGATAATCATGTAGGTCATGATTACTTAGAGGATAGTGAGAGTCGATTTGACTACTACCATACCGTAGAGGAAAAAATCCCGTTTGACTTGGAGTTTTTTAATCGAATAACCAAAGGTGGATTACCTCCGAAAACCCTAAACATCGCGTTAGCAGGAACAGGTGTCGGTAAGTCTTTGTTTATGTGCCATGTAGCAGCTAACTGTATGTCTCAAGGAAAGAATGTATTGTATATAACTCTGGAGATGGCAGAGGAACGTATCGCAGAACGCATTGATGCAAACCTAATGAACATCTCTATGGAAGACTTGCATGATCTACCCAAGCAGATGTTTGAAAGTAAAATCAATAAGATTATTAAGTCTACCTCTGGCAAACTCATTGTCAAAGAGTATCCCACCGCGAGCGCACACTCTGGACACTTTCGTGGATTGATTAAAGAGTTGGCTATCAAGAAAACATTCAAGCCAGATATTATCTTTATTGATTATCTGAATATCTGCTCGTCATCACGATTCAAGGGAAATGCAAATGTGGGTTCGTACTTCTATATCAAATCAATCGCAGAAGAACTGCGAGGACTTGCAGTAGAGACTAACGTACCTATCATGAGTGCCACTCAGACCACTCGTAGTGGATTCTCTAATAGTGATGTAGGTCTGGAAGATACCAGTGAGAGTTTTGGTTTGCCTGCGACTGCTGACCTTATGTTTGCGCTTATCAGTAATGAAGAACTAGATGAGCTCAATCAGATTGCAGTCAAGCAATTAAAGAATCGATACAACGACCCGTCAGTAAATAAACGATTTGTGATTGGTATTGATCGTGCGAAGATGAAACTGTATGACATTGACATATCTGAACAACACACTCTTGCAGATGCAAATCAGACTAAGGGCAAAGAGGATGACTTTGATACACCTGTTTTTGACAAGTCTAGATTTGGAAGCTCGCGTGGTGACTTAGGTGGATTTAAAATATAATGAACTCGTATATTACAGTGTATGATAAAGTTCTCTCTGATGATCAGTGTGATTACTTTATTGACAAATTTGAAAGGGATACTTCTGCACAAGAGGTTCAGAACAATTCTCATTTTTCAGAGGAAGGTGTAAAAAACGCAACACTCACTCAGATTAATATGCTTCATTCTCCTGAGTCTATATGGAAAGAGGATGTTAATTTTCTGATGCACACTATCGGCAGATGTGTTGAGTCCTATAAAATGGAACATGACATCACACCCTATCAATGGCCTGACCAGTATTCGTTAGAACCCCCTAAGATGAAAAGGTATTTGGCAAATACGTCTGATGAGTTTCCACCACATGTTGATGTATTGAATTATGAAACCGCAAGACGATTTCTAGTTATCTTTATGTATCTTAACAACAACATGGGTGGGCATACTTATTTTCCAAGTATGGATGTAGAGGTTGAATGTAAAAAGGGTTCGTGTGTTATGTTTCCGCCTTTATGGACACACATACACGCAGGAGCTAGACCAATAATTGCACCCAAGTATATTATTGGGAGTTACCTTCAATATGTTTGAAATTAGGCTTGACAATTTGGTATGTATGTAGTATAATATAGTTTAATGAATGGAGATATTTGAAATATGACTAATAATAATTTTTTAAAGAGTATCATCAAAGATGTGGGTAATGAATACGCAAATTTGGTGAGTGACGGAGTGGAGGCTGGTGATGTTGATTCCTTTATTGACACAGGCAGTCATGTATTCAATGCGTTGCTGAGTGGAAGTATCTATGGTGGTCTTGCATCGAATAAGATTACTGCGATTGCTGGAGAGTCAGCAACAGGCAAGACATTCTTTCTGATGGGTATTGTCAAGAACTTTCTAGATTTAAATCCAAACGCAGGAGTGATATACTTTGAGAGTGAATCTGCAATTACTAAGCAGATGGTAGTTGATAGAGGTATTGATCCAGAACGTATGGTGATGATGCCTGTGACTACGGTGCAAGAATTTAGAACTCAATCCCTAAAGGTGTTGGACTCTTATCTATTGCAACCCGAATCACAACGTCAACCACTCTTCCTTTGCCTAGACTCTCTTGGTATGTTGAGTACTACGAAAGAAGTTGAGGATACCGCAGATGGTAAAGAGACAAGAGACATGACAAGAGCGCAAGTTCTCAAAGCTGCGTTTCGTGTTCTCACTCTGAAACTTGGTAGAGCAAAAGTTCCAATGGTAGTTACCAATCACACATATGATGTTGTGGGTTCTATGTTTCCGCAAAAAGAAATGGGTGGTGGTTCTGGACTCAAGTACGCAGCTAGTTCTATCATCTATTTGAGTAAGAAGAAAGAGAAAGATGGCACTGAAGTTATCGGTAACATCATTCACTGTAAGAACCACAAGTCTCGTTTGACTAAAGAGAATAAGATGGTTGATGTTCGACTTACTTATGATAAGGGACTTGACAAATACTACGGACTGTTAGAGTTGGCTGAGAAGTATGGTATCTTCAAAAAGGTATCAACACGATTTGAACTTCCAGACGGAAGCAAACAGTTTGGTAAAACTATTCTATCTTCACCTGATACTTATTTCACTGATGAAGTTATGAAACAATTAGATGAGGCTGCAAACAAGGAGTTTAAATATGCTACGAGTGATTGAAAATTGTTGTGATTTACAATACTTGGAAATGATGAAAGGTGTTGCAGAGAAAAGTGAGACTTGGAATCTGAAACATCCTCTTGGGTTTCCGTTTGAGGACAAACATTTGAAGTTGGATGTTATTGAAAATGAACCAGTACATGATTTGCTTGCAGGTATGGCAATGGGTTTACTCATACAGATTTACAATGGTAAAACTGAGGGTGGTCAGTTTGCATCTGATTTCTTTTTGCCTGAGGTATCGTATTGTGCAATATCCGTAAAGGACGAATACCGACAAGACAACCCACACACAGACCACGAAAAAGATTTTGACTATGTGAAGATACTTGGATTGCTTAATTCTAATTGGCAACCCAAAGACGGTGGTGAGTTTATTCATGGGGATCAATCTGTATTCATGAAACCAACAAGCTTTGTAGTATTCGATCCGCGAGTTACGCATTGTGCATCACCAATCAAATCTCATGAAAAAAGATTTGGAATTGATTTTACTGTAAAGGCAAAAAGAAAATGAGTGAGTTAGAAAGATATAAAGAAGCATATCAATTGCTTATGGAATATTGGGATGAGCTTTCAAATGAAAGCAAAAAAGAATTAGATGTAAAACTAAAAAAGGTTGACTTATAAAATGAACATGATTAATATTGGTGACAAGATTTCGTACTTAAATATATACAAAGAGAAACGAGTTGGTAAAATTTTAGAGGTGTGTTCTGATATGGACTCGTATGAGGAAATGCGATTGAAAGATGGCGTTCCTTATTACTACTCTAAGAAGCTTACTAAGTTTGTTCCTGTTAAACCAAAGAACATGAGCTCAATATACTTAATACTTAAAACTGCTTTGGGCAGGACTGACTATATATTATTTGAGGATAATTTTGTAAGTGAGGAGTAAAGTTTGAATTTTATTGAGATAGTTGATGACACCACACCACTGTGGGTAAAACGTAGAACATATGGCGAACTTAGCTCATGTAAAAGTATTATAGAGTATTTTGAAAGTGTTCCAAACAAAAGTAAAGGTGGACTTCCTTTCTTTAATAAGAAACGACAAAAGGTTTGTGTAACAAAATCATTTAACTTTGGTGATGACAATCCTATCAACTCAAGCATCTATACTTTTGTAAATAACTCGTTATCTAGATACTGCAATAAGTATGACTATCTTAATAAATTAAATACAAGCTCCTATTGGAGATTGTGTCCTGTATACAATCTACAAAAGTATGAAGAAGGGGAAGGATTCTTTTCTTTACACAACGAACAATCTGGTTCTTATCCCTATCGCTTACTTGCATGGATGATTTATCTTAATGATGCAAAGTCAGGCACAGAGTTTCCGTATCAAGAAATGATAGTAACACCCAAAGAAGGTAGAACTGTTATCTGGCCCGCAGGGTGGACACACCCACACAAAGGTGTAACACCAAACGAAGGTACTAAGTATATTGCGACAGGGTGGTTTTACACATTGCCCGCAGGTGAACCTAAGTTTGATGGCAGACATCCAGACGAAGAAAAGATAACGGAGATATTAGTATGAGCGCACTGTCTAAGTTAGTTGGCAAACCTAAGCCATGGGATTGGTTTAGTGCGAAGTATCCTGTTAAAGTAAAGCAGATGAATTATCCCACAGGAAGAACCCAACAAATTAAAAATGATATTCTTGAAGCAGGCGATGCGTTACAAGGACGAACCGCTGCTAAGTGTTTAATGACCAAATGGAATATGCATGAGGACTATAATACATTTCGTGTTGTTGGTGGAGCTGCAATAGAAGTTGCAAACTCATGTCCAGTTGCAAAACGAACTAAACCTGATGGAAGTCCAGATGATGTTCCTCTTTACATAAAAGAAAGTTGGGGATTGATGTACGGCAAAGGTCACACTTGTGAAGAACATAATCATTGGCCTTCTCTTTGGTCTTATACCTATTGTGTGGAAGCATGTAAAGAATGTGCGCCATTAATATTTAACGATAGTGATGATGAGGGTACTCCACTTCACATATTTCCAGAAACAGGACAACTGATTGTTTTTCCAGCATGGTTAAATCATTCTGTTCCAAAACAAGAATGTGAACATACACGAATTATGATTGCGGGTAATTTAAATATCCGAGAAACTATTGGCTCGAAGCTTTTCGTTACGGAAGGTAATTTTCGTGTTAGGTAATTTTGTCAGAGGATTTGAGAACGCACTAACAGATAAGCAATGTGATGACCTTATAGAATGGTTTGAGCGTGATGACCATATGGGCAAAACTAAAACTGTCAATCGCGCAACACGCAAAGATAAACAAATGTGGATGCACGAAGAAGACTCTCTCTATTCATCTATTCAAAAAGTAAAGATGGATATGTTACGAGAATATCTTTTAGACTTTCCTATTGTATATCGTGGAGCGCAAAGTCTTTTATCACCAGAAACTAAAGTGCAAAGAACAATGCCTATGGGTGGTGGGTTTCATAATTTTCACGCAGAAAATTCTCACTGTGCAGATGCAAACAGAGCTCTTGTATGGACAATCTATTTGAATGACTTACCAGCTGGTGAAGGTGAAACAGAGTTCCTATATGAAAAAATAAGAATCCAACCAAAGAAAGGAATGGGTGTTATATTTCCTTCTGCGTGGATGTATCAACATCGTGGGAATCCCGTACACACCCACGATAAGTATATAACTACTGGTTGGTATTGGTATCCACAGGAAAAAGCAATACTATGAGTTTATTAAAATCGCTTGCAAATAGTCTAGATGAAGAAAAAAAAGTAGAGGAACAAAAGCAACGACAGCTTGCTACTAATCCAGCTTCTATTTCATTTACTTCTAATCTTCCTATTATAAAATCAGATGTTCCAGAATCAAATGCAACAAAGGAACTAATAAATCTTTGTTATGATTTTGAGGATATACAAAAAAGAAAAACTAATGTACAGGCAACTATGAGTTCGTGGTTTATGCATGAACACAATTCAGAGTTTATGAAACTCTGCGACTACGCAGTACACCTTGCAACAGAGAACTCACCCAACAAAGTATTTCTTATGCCGTACGATTGTTGGACTGCAAGTTATACAAAGGGTGATTGGACAAAACCTCATGACCATTGGCCATCTATTTGGAGTTGGGTATACAATGTTGATTGTTGTGATTCGTGTGCGCCGTTAGTGTTTCCAAATGCTATGCAAGCGGTTATTCCTAAGAAAAATACAATGGTTATGTTTCCAGGCTGGGTAAAACATTCTGTACCCAAACATCAATGTGATCATAAAAGAATTATCATTGCTGGTAATCTAGGACTCAATCCTTATTGGATGACTAGTCGTTTGAAAGTTGGTCGTGAAGAAGTTGCAAAGAAATACGAACTGATTGGAAATGTTGGTTATTCTGAAATGACAAAACTACAAACCAAAGGCCCAGTATAATCTTTTCCATACAATCCTTATAAATAGTAAAAACTGTTACTAAAGGATTATTATGGTGGAAAAAAGTTACTTCATGGGCCAAGATGGATTTGTCTGGTTCGTAGGTGTTGTAGAAGATAGGAATGACCCAGACCAACTTGGTAGGGTTAGAGTTCGTTGTTTAGGATTTCACTCAGAAAGTATACTTGATGTTCCAACAATAGACTTGCCGTGGGCTCACGTTATGCACCCTGTCACAGATGCAGCGATGCATGGTCTTGGCAACTCTCCGTCTTTTCTCGTTGAAGGTAGTTGGGTAATTGGTTTCTTCAGAGATGCTATAGAAAAACAACAACCAGTAATTATAGGTTCTTTGCCCGGCACACCTCAAGCACCTGCTGACCCCCAACTTGGATTTAATGATCCTCGCTCCCCCGAAAGTCCACAAGAAGAATATCTTGGACATCCTCTCTATGGTTCGTATCCTGTTGATGGAGAATTTTATACTACTAAGTCTGGTCACGAAGTAGGTGAACCAGACACAAGCAGATTAGGTAGAGGTAGAGCATCAGAGTCACACAACTCTTTAGCATCACGAAGACGTAATCGTTTACGTGGCGACCCAGCAATTGTTGACCCCACAGTTGGAGTTGATGATGACAGTGAAGAAACAGATCAAAAGGGAACAGGTGTTCCTACTGCAACACAACCATATCTTTTAGCTACATCTGATTTTGCGGTTCAAGAGACTCGCGGTTTCTGGAACGAACCACAACCCAAGTCAATTCAAAAAGATGAGAACCCATACATCTCCGCAGCCTATCCACACAACCATGTCTTTGAAAGTGAAGCTGGTCACATAAAAGAAATAGACGATTCGCCTGGCGCTGAACGATTGTTTACACAACATGGCGCAGGTACGTTTGAAGAAATACACCCAAACGGTTCAAAGGTTGTAAAAGTTGTTCACGACAACTATGAGATTATTACTGGAGACAGTAATATCGTTATTAAGAAAAGGAAAAACAAGGATAATGTTGCGGAAGCAGGTAATCTTACTATTACGGTTGAGGGGGATTGTAGACAATTAATTAAAGGTAATTACCATCTTGAAGTAGAAGGTAATTATACACAGAAGATACATAAGAACCACAGAGTTAAAGTTGGAGCTGGAAAAGGTGGTGGTAATCTTGAAGAAGAAATTAACGGCAACCATTCTTTTCAGATAATGAACAGCGTCAAAGGCAGAGTCAAAGAAGATATGGATATTGTCAT